GATCCCCGCTTGAGACGGTCACGGTTACCCTGGGTGCGTTCCGGGGGGTGTTGGTTTACCAGCGCTGGCTACATTACGCTCGTGTTTGCTCTACGATTTTCTGAGCTACGCCAATGCTCGCGGCATTGGCACCCTCGTCCTCTTGGGCGCACGGCCTCAACCCGGTGTGTGCGCACGCAGCTTACGCGCGTGCAGGAGCATGGGAAGTGGTCACTTACGAGATCGCTGAGGATTCGGAGATGGCTCCGTTCTGGGAGTGGTTCTACCTGACGACCTCACTCGAGAAGACGCGCATCACTCTCACTGAGAAGGAGTTCTCATCCCTCATGGACGTTGCCATCCAGCACACGGCCATGCGGAGCAAGGAGAACGTGCTACACGCGTCAGTTCGGACGGTCGCCAAAACACTTTGGCCGACGGGAAGCGAAGAGCATGTGGGCCTCAAGTACCTTGCGCCGGATATGATCATCCGATGCATCAGGGGAGACCATGTGAACTACGCGGACACGTACCAGAGGTACATGCCCTGTTGCTTCGGCGAAGGGACGCAGTACAAGACGAAGTACTACCCGTCACCAGGAAGGAACCGCGCCAAAGCGCCAGCCCCGGAAGAGGCCACCAAGAAGGGTGGGCCACAAGTCTTCAACATCGGGGATGACGACAAGGAGCCAACCGAAGTCTCCAGCGAACCGGGCCTGCGTGCCCAGGAGCAGTCAGCTGTCCCAAAGCGAGTCAACGAAGCGGATGACCTCGCGGGGCAGGAGTCGCACGGCCGTTACGTCAACGTCGACGTCGGTGGAGAACGTGTACACGTCGTCCTAGGCCAGGACTACTACCGGGACAAGCCACGGGATCGCGCACCCAGAGTGGGCATCCTGACTGGTCCCTCGGCCAAACCGCCGAATGTGTACTCGAACACCAAAGAGAACGTCGAGGCGGCCATCTTTGAGCGAGCGGAGCTCAAGGCAAAGGCATGTACGTTCACCAAGGCGGATAAGCAGAAGATAGGGAAGCTTACCCGCAAGGCCACGTCGCATACCGGCATCTTCTCGGAAGCCCGGGTCAAGGCATGGTTCACGCAGCACTTCGACATTACCGATATGAGATCGAAGAAGTGGAGCGAGCAGCGGATGGGAAACGCTGTGGAGCAGCTGCTGAGCCAATTGGACCCGGAGTTCAAATTCAAGACCGCTGTAAAGGCGGAAGACATGCCGGAGACGAAGGCGCCAAGGTTCTTGATCGCGGATGGCGATAGCGGTCAAGTCATGGCTCTGGCAACGATCAAGTGCTTTGAGGAGCTCTTGTTCGAAACCATGGAGGTGCACAGCATCAAGCATGCTGGCAAGCGCGCGGCGATGGGGAGGATGCTCAACGAGATGAAGATCCCCACGAAGCGCAGGCGGGAGGGTTACTCCTTCGTGGAAGGGGACGGGTCAGCGTGGGACACGACGTGCAACAAGTACGTTCGGTCCATCACCGAGGACCTCGTCATCCGCCACATCGGAACCGTCCTCGCCACCATGGGCATTGTGCCGGAGTCATGGATCAAGGCGCACGAGAAGGCCAACACGCAGAAC